CTTATTCGACCGGGTAACAATCTCCGAACGATCCATTCCAAGAGCACCATCTTGGCATCGGTCAATGTGAAGGAGACCTTCCCGATCGAGTGTGCGATTAATGATCTGACGAAGTTCATCATGGTGCTTACGGCCTATGACAATCCAAATCTTGAATTTACGGATAAGCATACGGTCGTAAGTAATTCGCGCGCATCTACGCGAGTCCTGCACGGCGGCATCGCAACGGTTACGCACCCGCCTGTAAAGGATCCGAAGCTCCCGAGTGTCGATGCTACCTTTACCATCAGCAATGAAGCTCTCAATTGGGTGCTAAAGCTGACTGCTGGTCTTGGTCTGCCAAACGTCCTTCTCTATGGTAAGGATGGTAAGTCGTATCTCTCTGGTACGAATGTCCTCGAGGATATCTCCGACAATACTGAATATGAGGTCGGTGATGCTTCGAATGACTATAAGGCGGTGTTTGCGATTGAGAACCTCAAGCTTCTGCCGCGCGACTATGAAGTGAGTGTGACTAATGGTATGGCTCACTTCAAGTCCAAGACTGGTGATATTGAATACTGGGTCGCGTGTTCGACTCCTAAGAAGTGAACGAGGTTTCTACAACCACTCTTATGATCTGGCTCCACAAACTAGTGGAGTCAGCGCATAATCAGGGCCGCGAGCTTGAAGTACTTGCGGCCCTGGCAGCAGTGGTTACTAAAGGTTATGTGAAAAGTCTAGGTACTGATCAAGCGGCGATGATATTTTATAACATTGCCGACAGTCTGGCAACCGATACATTAAATGATGATGAGGATGAACATGGAGATGACCGACAGTGAATTTCTCTGGGTCGAGAAGTACCGACCTCAGACTATTTCTGAGTGTATTCTTCCTGATGAATTGAAGGCTACATTCCAGAAGTTTGTAGATGACAAGACTGTGCCGAACCTTCTTCTCTCTGGTCCGGCAGGCATCGGTAAGACTACCGTAGCCAAAGCAATGTTCCAAGAAATTGGCGCCGACTATATCATTATCAACGGCTCTATGGATGGTAACATCGATACCCTTCGGACTCGCATCCTTGGGTATGCATCGACTGTCTCGCTCTGGGGTGGTCGCAAGTATGTGATCCTTGATGAGGCCGATTATCTGTCGCATCATACTCAACCTGCTCTCCGAAATTTCATGGAGCAGTATTCGCACAATTGCGGTTTCATTCTCACCTGCAATTTCAAGAATAAGATCATTGCGCCTCTGCATTCTAGATGCTCAATTATCGATTTTAAGATTAGCGGTAAGGATAAGCCTGCTATCGCCGCGCAGTTTATGTCGCGCGCCTGCAATATTCTGACGACCGAGAATATTCAATTCGATAAGAAGATTGTTGCAGAGGTTATCAAGAAGTATTTTCCTGACTGGCGCCGAGTTCTTAACGAGCTTCAGCGGTACTCGACTAAGGGTGCAATTGATGCTGGTGTTCTTGCTAATATCACCGATACTGATCTTCAGGCTCTGGTGAAGATGTTGCGAGAAAAGGATTTCACTTCGATGCGCCAGTGGATCGGGCAGAACGCTACACTCGACCAGAATACAGTCTATCGTCAGCTTTATGATAGTGCATATGACTTCATGAAGCCCGGTAGCATTCCTAATCTGGTTTTGATTCTGGCGGACTATCAATACAAGTCTGCCTTTGTTGTAAATCCTGAAATCAATCTTGCGGCCTGCTTGACACAGGTTATGATGGATTGCGAGTGGAAATGAGCGAAGATGCAAAGCTTGGTGTCTTTGATATCGTCAAAGCCGTTGCTGAATCCAAGCACGATTACTTCAGAGGTGAGACTAAAGATGTAGCGGATAAGACCTATGTTCCCTTTCTGGTCAACAAGGCCTTGTCCTTTCACATTGATACGGTACTCTATGCTAACGAGATGAACCAGCGTGGGCATCTAGATAACCTGTTACAACATGACTATCTCATAAATACAGTGAGGTCTAGACGCCGCAAGTCAAACAAGTGGCCAAAGCCTTCTGATGACAACGATATTAAAGCCGTCATGGAATACTATGAGTGCAATTACAATCGAGCTAAGGACTATCTTACTGTCCTAACCGCTAACCAGCTCGCCGTAATCCATGATAGGACTAAGAAGGGTGGAGCTGATGATAGATATAGCAGAAATGGTAGAAGTAAGACTGAAGAATCCTGAGGACTTCCTAAAGATTAAGGAAACACTCACTCGTATTGGTGTTGCTTCTCGCAAGGACCAGACTCTTTATCAGTCATGCCACATTCTTCATAAGCAGCGTAGGTATTTTATCGTACACTTTAAGGAGCTATTTGCTCTTGACGGTAAGCCAACCAACTTTGCTGAGGAAGATGAGATGCGTAGAAATACCATCGTCAATCTTCTAGAAGAATGGGGTCTGGTTGAGATTGTGAATCCAGATATGACAAAGGATAAGATTGCGCCCATCTCACAGATCAAGGTGCTTTCTCACAAAGAGAAGTCTGACTGGCTTCTAGAAGCAAAGTATACCATCGGAAAGAAAAGGGGTAGCTGATGGCTGACTTTATTGAACCACTTAAGGTCGCTCTAGCCGATACGTTTGTATTTGGTCTAAAGGCCCAATTCTATCATTGGAATGTTCAAGGTCCAAATTTTAAACAGTATCATGATCTATTTGGTCTGATTTATGAGGATGCAAATGATGCAATTGACCCTCTAGCGGAATTTATTCGCGCATCTGGTTCATATGCGCCTGGTACTTTGGGTAGATTTAAGGAACTAACTACACTGGTTGAGTTGGATACAATTCCAGATGCTAAGACTATGATAATGAATCTCTCGCTTGAAAATGATAAAGTAATTATGACGATCAAGACTGCATATGAGGCAGCCGATAAGGCTGGTGCATATGACGTATCCGATTTTCTTGCGGCACGTCTAGCCTCACATAAGAAGCATGGTTGGTTCCTGCAATCAACTATTGGTAATAATGTAAAGGAGTGATTATGTCAAATTTTACTATGGTTGCTGACTTTATGCGCTCGGGTGAGCAGGAAGTCAATAAAACGCCAACTTGGCCTAGTGAAGAAGTTTGTGTGCTTCGATACAGACTAATTGAAGAGGAGCTTAATGAGCTTCATGACGGTATGCTCAATGCTAATATTGTAGAAATTGCTGATGCATTAACCGACCTTCTTTATGTCGTGTATGGTGCCGGTCATGCATACGGTATTGATCTGGATCGTTGCTTTGCTGAAGTGCATCGTTCAAACATGAGCAAGTTCGTTGATGGTAAGATCATCAAGGATGCAAATGGTAAGGTGCTAAAGCCTAAGACATATTCGCCACCCGATCTTTCATTTCTTCTTCCGGAAATGAATGAGTTGCCCTTGACAGAAGGGTAATTAGTTGCTAAATATAGACAGCATTGCCCACTTGGGGATGCTATCTATATCAATCTCGCTTATTCAAGGAGACACAAAATGGTTTATTTCCCCGATCTGTCCAAGCTGGACACGTTCGCAATTGGTTTCAATGATATCTCTAAGCGTCTATATGAAGCCTCAGAGAGTTTGTCTAAGGCTGTTCCGGGCTGGCCGCCCTACAATATTGCCAAGGTTGACGAAAACAAGTATGTGATCGAAGTCGCGGTTGCGGGTTTTGGTCGTTCGGACCTTGAGATTGAAATTCAGGATAACAAGCTCCTGATTCGCGGCGCCACAAATAACGATGGAAATGGTCCGACCTTCCTCCACAAGGGAATCGCAGATCGCGCCTTCCGCCGTGAATTCCATCTGGCTGATACCATCGAGGTAAAGAATGCTGAGATGGTTAACGGTCTCTTGAAGGTGTGGCTGGAAAATATTATCCCCGATAATAAGAAGCCTCGCAAGGTGGATATCACAGATCCATCTACACAAAATCAACAACTAAACGGCTGATCAAATCAGCCCAACTCGGGGGAGAGGTTAAGCCTCTCCCCTTTTCTTTTGGAGAAAAAGATGTTAGAGAAATTTAAATCGGCCGCAGATCGGTTTGCTAAGATATATACAGAGTGGCGTATGTGTCATGAAATCGCATACACTCTCGCCGACCATAGAATTGCCAAAGAGCAGCGTCAATTGCTTCAGGCCCGTCTAGATGAACTAAACACTCGTCATTAAGGAGAAACCAATGCTAACAGCAGAAACCCTACGCAAGTGCTTTCCTAAGGCTAACCCAAATAATCTCAATGCATATGCAGATGCGCTTATCGCAGCTTGTGAGGAATTTGAGATTAATACACCCAAGCGCCTTGCGGGATTTCTGTCGCAGACGGCGCATGAGTCCGCACAGTTTTCGGCCATCAAGGAAAACTTAAACTATAAGGCCTCAGCTCTAACTGCTCTTTTTGGTTCTCGTATCACCGCTGCTCAGGCTGCCGAGGTTGGTCGTGATGATGCGACTAAGAAGCCTGCAAATCAGGAAGGTATCGCAAACATCATCTATGGTGGTGCATGGGGTGCAAAGAATCTCGGTAACGTAAATGAGGGTGACGGTTGGGCTTTCCGCGGCCGCGGCCTAATTCAGCTAACGGGTCGTAGCAATTATACGCGATGCGGTCAGGGTCTCGGTAAGGATCTAACTACTGACCCGTCATATCTTGAAACGCCTGAGGGTGCTGCGCGCTCTGCTGCTTGGTTTTGGAAGTCACGCGGTCTGAATGAGGTTGCTGATACAGGCGATGTTCGTAGAATGACAAAGCTTGTCAATGGTGGCGATCTCGGCCTAGCGGATCGTGAGCATCACTATCACGAAATTCTAGGTGCATTGGGCGATCACTAATGCCTAAGAAGCATCCGGTGCTTGGTATAAAGCTAATCACCGGTGAAGATTTAATATCCCATGCTCGGTTCGATGATTTGAGCCGAGCATGGACTCTTTTTAATCCAGGATTATTGGTTGGTATGACCAGTAGTGCAGGTGCGCCATCAGTAGGTATAACTGATTATATTCCATTTACAACTAATAAGACAATAAAAATTGCTGAAAACAATATTCTCTTTACATATGACCCAGACAATGAAATGGTCACAGGTTACATTAGTAAAGTAGAAACTGACGAGTTGCCTAAGAACGAAAATATTGTACCCTTTACCCGCAAGTAAAACAGCTAATGCAAAATGATTTAATGGTAGTTGTAGAAAGCTATAAAACTCCATATCAAATTTTACATGATACCACTAATTTCTTTCGTGGATTTTCTCTCAAATTTTTTATACCTAATTTATCAACCTTGATTAGAGATAGTAATATCCAAACCGCACTTGATTATGGTTGCGGTAAAGCCGAGCTTCATGAATTATATCATTTAAAAAACTTATGGGGTCTAGATAAATTAGACAAATATGATCCTGGTGTAAAGCAATGGAATAAGATTCCAACTTCTTCATATGATTTGGTTTTCTGTATTGATGTTATGGAACATCTTGAAGAAAATGATATCGATCTTTTTCTATCTCATATTCATAGTTTGACTAATAAGGTTGCATTTTTTTCTATATCAACAAGACCTGCGGTAAAAAAACTACCTGACGGATCAAATGCTCATAAAACAATTCAACCTGCTTATTGGTGGCGCGAGAAAATAGATAATATATTTAAAGACAAATTAGCTATTGTAAATTTTTCTTTATAGATTTCCCTTTACACGCAATCAATAACCGTATATAATGGTGGCATGACAAAATTCTATACCTTTGCCTTTCAAATCGGCGATACCATTCACGTACGTGGCTATGAGAATGGTATTCGCTTTTCTGACCGCATCAAATATCAACCCACTCTGTTTGTGCCATCCAAGGGTGGTCATTCTAAGTCTGGTTGGCGCAATATGTTTGGGCAAGCAGTTGAACCCATGCAATTTGAGCGCATCCGCGAGGCCAAAGACTTTATCGAAAAATACAGCGATGTATCCAATTTCGATATCTATGGTCTGCCGCGATTTCAGTATGCATTCCTCAATGAGGAATATCCTGGTGAAATCCAATATGATCGTGACCTGATTGAGCTTGCCAATCTTGATATTGAGGTCGGTTCTGAAAACGGCTTCCCAACTCCAGAGCTAGCGCAAGAACCAATCACGGCTATCACGCTAAAGCGTGGCAAGAAAATCATTGCAATGGGTTGCGGTGACTATCGGCCGTCGCATCATGCTGTGCGATATATTCGCTGCCGCGATGAGCGTGACCTGCTAGAGACATTCCTGATCGAATGGGAGCGCGGTTACCATCCTGAGATTGTCACTGGTTGGAATATTACATTCTTCGATATTCCTTATCTGGTCAATCGTATCTCTAAGGTCCTTGATGAGAAGGCTGCAAAGCGACTGTCCCCTTGGGGGTTTATCTCGCAGCGCACTACTAACATCATGGGTAAGACGCAGACGGCCGTTGATATCGCCGGTGTTTCTACGCTAGACTATCTTGAACTCTACAAGAAGTTTACGTATTCGCAGCAAGAGTCGTATCGCCTTGATCATATCGCTCACGTTGAACTTGGTGAGAAGAAGCTAGACTATTCTGAATACGGTTCGCTGCATAGGCTCTATAAGGAAAACTATCAGAAGTTCATCGACTATAATATCAAAGACGTTGAGCTTGTTGATCGTCTTGATGAGAAGATGAAACTCATCGACATGGTTCTTGCGCTTGCATACGACGCTAAGGTCAATTATACAGACGTGTTTACGCAGGTAAAGATGTGGGATGTTCTAATCCACAATCACCTGTGGAAGAAGAAGGTCTGTGTACCGATGACTGGTGGTGGCAGCAAAGACGAGGCCTATGTTGGTGCATACGTTAAGGAGCCTCTAGTTGGCGCGCATCAGTGGGTGCTGTCATTCGACTTGAACTCTCTGTATCCGCATCTTATTATGCAGTATAACATCTCGCCTGAGATGCTTGACCGAGAAAACCGTGTTGATATTACGGTCGATCAATTGCTTGATTCTAACTTCGCTCCGCCGTTGCGGACAGGCTACAGTCTTGCGGCCAATGGTCGATATTTCAGCAATGCGCGACAGGGCTTTCTGCCTGAGATGATGGAGCGCATGTATGATAGTCGCTCCGAATATAAGCGCAAGATGATTCAGGCTCAAAAGAATGTTGAGTCGGCCAAGACACCTCAAGAAAAGCGAGAATGTGAGAAGGCTGTATCTCGATACAAGAACATGCAGCTTGCAAAGAAGGTTCAGCTAAACTCAGCTTACGGCGCAATCGGCAACCCTTACTTTCGATTCTATGACCTCAATCAGGCCACAGCTATCACGGTTGGTGGTCAGCTTTCCATTCGCTGGGCTGAGGTCAAGATCAATGAGCATATCAATAAGCTGCTCGGTACAACTGACAAGGACTATGTGATTGCGGTTGATACCGACAGCCTTTATATCACCCTTGATGATCTTATCAAGAAGGTGTTTAAAGACAAGGAGCCAACAAAGGAGCAGATCGTCAACTACCTCGATAAGGCAGCATCGCAGGGCTTCGAGCCTATTATCGATAAGATTTATGCTGGCCTGCAAGAGCATATGAATGCATTTGCACAGAAGATGTCGATGAAGCGCGAGGTTATCGCAGACCGCGGTATCTGGACTGGTAAGAAGCGATACATTCTCAATGTGCATGACTCTGAGGGTGTGCGATATGAGAAGCCAAAGCTAAAGATGATGGGCATCGAAGCTGTCAAGTCATCGACGCCGGGCGCATGTCGAAAGGCAATTAAGGATGCGCTTGATATCATCATGAATAAGGATGAGGCGACTCTGCAAGAATTTGTCGCATCTTTCCGTGAGCAATTCAACAAGCTTCCGTTTGAAGATGTTGCATTTCCTCGCGGTGTGCAGGGCCTGACAAAGTATTCGCGCGCAGAAAAGAGTGTGCCGATTCATGTGCGAGCAAGCCTTGCATATAATCGTCGCCTCAAGCAGCTTGGGCTTGACAAGTCATATCAAGCCATCAAGGATGGTGAGAAGGTCAAGTTTTGTTATCTTAAGATGCCAAACACTTTGGGTGAGAATGTTCTGGCTATTCCTTCTATGCTTCCTCCTGAGTTTGAGGTCAGCCAATACATAGACTATAGAATGCAGTTTGACAAAGCATTCCTTGACCCGCTTCGTTCGATCCTAGACGTGATCGGTTGGCAGGATGAGGACCGACCAACCCTAGCGAGGTTTTTCACTTAATGTCGTATCTAAATCACAATCTACCGACATTCACCTGCTATATGCGGAATGAATATCTGTATAATCATGAGAAGGGTCACGGTGAATTTACACTATGCGATGTGCATAGTGTTGCAAGTATGGAGAAGCGGGTGCCTCTCTTTGAGGCCTTTCTAGATAATGGCGTCAACTGGACTCGTCGTCCATTGATGGCTTTCTGTTGGAAGAAAGATGCGCCAGTTCCAAAAATTGAAGATTGCTATTACTGGAACTGCTTTAGCTCATACATTGATGTTAATATTCGCGCCCGTATGGCTGGCCTGCGCGCACAACTAATTCGTTGTGATGGTAGTCGTATCGGTGGTGAATATATGTTTACTATGGATTGGTCATGGGAGAACAAGGGTATTCTAGATACTAACTTTAGTGAGACACCTGAACATAAGTGCGCGCATATGTTTAAGGTTGATGATGGTAATTTCTATGCATACCCCAATAATAGGATTATATGGCATGATGATGCGTGGATTGATGTACCACTTAGAAGTAACCCAGGATATCAGATTGACATGACAGTATATTCCGTAGAAAATAAGCGTAATCAAATCACAGACAATAGCTATATGACAGAATTCAAATCAACCGAGACACAAGGAGACAATACATGAGTAAAGATTTCTTCCGCGATATGGTAAAGCAAATCGCAGATGTTGATACACACATTGCAGATGATGGTCTGCATTCGTCAGAATTTGCAGGCACGATGGACACGGGTTCATACCTGCTGAATGCTGCACTGTCTGGTAGCATCTATGGTGGTGTACCTAACAACAAGATCACAGTATTTGCTGGCGAAAGCGCAACTGGTAAGACGTTCTTCGTTCTTGGTCTGGTTCAGCAATTCCTTAAGGACAATCCCGATGCTGGTGTCATCTATTATGATACCGAAGCTGCTGTAACCAAGGAGATGTTTGTCGCGCGCGGCATTGACCCACGTCGCGTTGTTATTTCAGAGCAGGCCACTGTGCAGGGCTTCCGCACACATGCAATGCGTATTCTTGACAATTATCTGAAGGTGCCTGAGAAGGAACGCCCGAAGATGCTCATGGTACTTGACTCTCTCGGTCAGCTTTCGACTGAGAAAGAGATGGAAGACATCTCTGAAGGTAAGAATACGCGCGACATGACTCGCTCGCAGCTTATTCGTGGTGCATTCCGTGCGCTGTCTCTTAAGCTGGCTCGGGCTAATGTATCGCTGCTGGTGACCAATCATATCTTCAATGTGATCGGCGCATATGTTCCTACCAAGGATATGGGTGGCGGTGAAGGTCTGAAGTATGCAGCCTCGCAGATTGTCTTTCTGTCCAAGAAGAAGGATCGTGACGGCACAGAAGTGGTCGGTAATATTATTCATTGCCGCCTGGCCAAGAGTCGCTTTACTAAGGAGAATAAGTCGATTGATGTAAGGCTTTCTTATGATGATGGCCTGAATAGGTACTATGGACTCCTTGACTTGGCTGAGAAACATGGTATAATCAAGAAGGTGTCTAATCGATTTGAAATGCCAGACGGTGGTAAGTTTTATGGCAAGCAAATCGAAGAAGATCCCGAGAGGTTTTTCACCACGAGTTTGCTTGATGCGATTGATGCCGCGGCAGGTAAAGAATTTAAGTATGGTCAAGGTCAGATGACGGAGAATGAAGACGATGAGGAAGATACCGAGTCAGCCATTAGCTGAATATACTGTCATAGATGAGCCGTCGATGGCGGATCATCTATGCTTCGGTATTACCAACGGTAAGTTTGCAGGAACTAATTTCTATTTCCAGACAGTCAAGGTAAACGAAATGGATGACGGTGAGGGTAATGCAACCCTCACCTTCACCTATAAGATTTTAGCTTCTACCTGGGAACAGACACCAGCCATGCTTAAAGACTTCGAGCATGTGCTGGCCTCAATTCTATATCACGTAGTTCTAACAACCGCAGAGATGAATAATGCGAATCGAAACGACGGTGCTGAGGCATCTGGTTCATGATGAAGAATATGCGCGCAAGGTTTTGCCTTTCGTAAGTGAGAAGTATTTCAATGATGCAGCTGAGAAGCTGATCTACTCTAATATCTCTACCTTTGTTGAGAAGTATAATTCTCTACCAAGTCGTGAAGCCCTTGCCATCGAGATTGACAGTGTAAAGTCACTCGGTGACAAGGAGCATCAAGCCGCTCTTGATACCATCAACTCTCTAATACCACCTGATCCTGTGGACAAGGAATGGTTGGTTGATGCGACTGAGAAGTTCTGTCAAGAGCGTGCTGTCTATAATGCTATCATGGACAGCATCACTATTCTTGATGGTAAGGACAAGGATCGGGGGAAAGGTTCAATCCCTCAGATCCTATCCGATGCTCTGGCGGTATCCTTTGACGCACACATTGGTCATGACTTTATTGATGACTTCACAAATCGATATGACTTCTACCATCGTGTCGAAGAAAAGATTCCGTTCGACCTTGAGCTAATGAATAAGATCACTCGCGGTGGTCTATCTCGCAAGTCTCTGAATATCATTCTCGCAGGTACGGGTGTTGGTAAGTCGCTTGCGATGTGTCATATGGCTGCGGCCAATCTAATGCTTGGTAGAAACGTGCTGTATATCACGATGGAAATGGCTGAGGAGAAGATCGCCGAGCGAATCGATGCAAATCTTCTCAACGTGCCGATTCCTGACTTGCAGGTGCTACCGCGCGATCTTTACGAAAAGAAAATTGCTGGTATCCGAGCAAAGACAACGGGTAAGCTAATCATTAAAGAATATCCGACTGCATCAGCACATGCTGGTCATTTCCGTCATTTGCTTAATGAGCTTAACCTTAAGAAGTCATTCGTACCTGACATTATTTACATCGATTATCTAAATATCTGCATGTCATCGCGCATCAAGACAGGATCGAATGTGAATAGCTATACCTATATCAAGGCTATAGCAGAGGAGCTTCGCGGATTGGCCGTGGAGCGAAATCTCCCGATTGTGTCTGCGACACAGACGACACGAAGCGGCTACTCCAGCTCCGATGTTGAATTGACAGACACATCAGAATCATTTGGTCTGCCGGCGACAGCAGATTTCATGATTGCCCTAATTTCTACCGAGGAACTTCAAGACCTTAGCCAGTTTATGGTCAAGCAGCTTAAGAATCGATACAGCGACCCCGCAGCTAATCGCAGGTTTGTCATTGGTGTCGATAGAGAAAAAATGCGGCTCTATGATGTTGAGCAATCAGCCCAAGCAGACATCATTGAGGATCGTCCTGTCATGGATAAGACCCAATTTGGTCAACGTCGTGATGAGGAAGGTAAGATGGGCTGGACGACCAAAAAGATGGGTCGAAAGGATTTCTCGGGACTAAAGGTGTAATATGGGTAAGAGTCGTAAGAATGAACGTAGTGGTTATGATGACGATGATCATGGCTTTTATGAAAGTAGAGATTACAATCGCGATTGGCGAGATGAGCGCCGCGAGCGTCGAGCCAAGAAAGAGGCCATTGATGAACCAGTCGAGCCTGAATGGCAACCACAACCAAAGAAACGTTGGTATTGATATATACATTTAGCCATTGACAATGTGAAGGGTGCCTGATACAATAACCTTATTCGATAGGGAAATGTATGGTCAAATCAGGTCCACGTATTACCGTCCGAGGCCATAATAGGGCCTATAGAAATCTAATCCGCAATGCGGCTAGATGGATGGTATGTGACCTGATGAACCATCGTCTGTCAGATACTCTAACCATCAGAATAAAACTGATAAAGGACCTTCAGAAGTCCGAGAGTATCTACGGCGATTGTGAATGGACTGATGATAATAGGCGCCCAAAAGAATTTACTGTGCGTCTCTATGCGGGTCCATCCCGAAAGAGAGCATTAAAGACTTTGGCGCACGAGCTAATTCACGTCAAGCAATTTGCCAGACGTGAATTGTATGATCATATTCTAAATGCTGATCTGGTGACCTGGAAGGGTCAGAGGGTTGATAGCCAACAAGTCTCATATGAGGACCATCCTTGGGAAAAAGAGGCCTATGAAATGGAAAAGCCTCTTCTCAATAGATGGGCACAAGCAACTGGTAATGACAAATATCTGTGGAGATCAAATAGATGATGTGGGTACTGTTAGCCGTAAGTATGATGTTTTCTGAAGGCACTGAGCCTACTCGAATTGCGCTGTATGCCTCAAATAAGGAACAGTGTGAGTCGATGGCTAGAATTGGTAATACGGGTGCATTTGATTCGCTGCCTGTAGGTCCAATGGCTTTCTTTTGTTATAGGTTGGTCGAACAATGAACATCAAGCTTCCAGAAAAGTTCTTTGATAGCCTCAAGATTGAGGTTGTAGAACAAAAGTATAACGCCAAGTACATTGGTGCTTGGGCTGTTAAGACCAAAGATGGTGGATGGAGCACGAATCCGGTTGAGGTTTTCTATCAGCCTGTGCTAAAGGATCCATCACATAGTCACTATTTCGGTGTATATGTTAGTCATGATGGTCATGTCTATATCTGCAATGCCAATTCGGCTTTCTCCGAACCACTACTCGGTGTGGTCGCAGATAACGGTGAAATTGTGGTGAGTGGTTATCGTCACGATTATCGCACCAGTAGCGATGGTTCTGCATTTATTGATGGTGGACGTGACTATACTCGATCCAATCGTAAGCCTATTGAGCTAACCATGGTTGACGGTGAGCTAAAGGTTTCATAAATATGGCTACAAAGTGTAGGGGTGGCCATGTCGTTCAAAAGATGGTTGATAGAACAGGTAGAAGCTAAAAGACTACCATTTGATAAGACGACCAAGCGTCGCGGTTGGTGGAGAGAGGGTGACCACTATATCCTCTATCATGGTACGCACGACCGTAATGTTCAATCAATGCTTAAGAGCGGGATCAGTCGGCCTGATCCCGCTACTGGTATGTACTCTACAACACCAGATGCTCATACTGCGCATGGTTATGCTGCGATGTCTGGTTCTGGTGGAGAGGCCCACTTCCGCGGGGCAAATGCAAAAGCGGTTAATACACCACATAGCGAAAGAACTGTTCTAAAGCTCAAAATCCCTGCGGATTGGGCTGAACGGCATATGGACGCCGACCTGCGCGGTAATATGGGTGACGCCAAAAAACGTATGATGGATAAAAACGAATATTCAAAATGGGTATCAAAAAATCCCGAGAAAAATGATTCTGAATATTATATGGCCACAGAGGTTCGGTTTAAGAAGCCTATTCCGCCCGAGTTCATTGAAGGCTATATGAAGAAATTTGAGGGATAGCATCTAGATGGCAAACCTATCTGCATCCGAATTATTAAAAGCTGGTCGGGAATATAGATCAGAAATTATTATTCGAAAAATAAAAACAAAAGAACCATTCGAACTAATCAATGGTCGTAAGGTTGTGTTGAGAACTAGCACATCATCATTATTACTACTTTCAAAAACAACTAAGTCGGCGCAAGAAATAAATTCTATTACATTTCTTGGGGATGATGGTAATGAATATAGGGTAACACATATAAAGAAAAATGCAGATTTTGGTGGAAAGGGTGACCGCTCTGGTGTAGCTAAAGAAGATGCGGCCTTAGCATCCCTCAATGAACAAATACAAGATGCTAAGAGAAAAGAAAAAATAGGAGTCTTACCGATTAGAATCGGAACTAAGACATATAAAGCAGTCATAGCTGAAAGTACATCAGGAACACCAAAATCAGATTTTCACCTACTTGATGTTGATGGAAAAGAAATAATATGGATTTCTCATAAAGATGGTAGGGGTCCAAGAGATTTCCAACAGTGGGGTGGAATTTCTGAAAAATCAGAACCCACAATATTTCGTCATCCGGAGACGCAAAAATTTATTAGAGATTTGAAAACGATGTATCCGGAAGGATTACCGCCAGCAACTACGCTATATCGTAAAATAAAAGATAATCGACTAAAAATGTTATCGGTATATGGAAATAAGTATGGCGAGGTGCTTGGGCAACAGAATGTCTCAATTCTTTTACAAGGTCCAATTAAACTAGAAAAGGTTGGCACCTCATATCGAATGACCGCGAATCATGTTCATATAAATGGTGAGTCAGTTGATTCTGGTGGGTTTGAGCCTGTCTTAATGGCAATATATAAAGGTGATCGTTCCGATGCTGGTGTTCGCGGAACAAGAATTGTCATATCACCAATTGAAGGAAGAAAGGGTAAACCTTTCTGATGTTTAAAAAATTTCTAGCTGAATCCGTCGCATCAGATGATAAGCTAAAGCATCTAGAACACGCTGAAGATCATCATATCAATCTTGGTGCAGTGGGTTTCAAGCACGCAGTTGATACGCTAAATGGCGTACACGATCAGCTAAGACGAAAAGATAGCAAAGTAAAGG